CTTCTAACTCACCGGCTTGTCTTGCTGCTTGGGCTTTCTGTCTAGCCACAGCTGCATTGTAACTAGCCGCCTGTGCCTGCTGTTGCCCTTGTTGGATTTGTCCAAATGCAGTTAAGCCTGTCGCAAGTAATGCTGTTGTTGTTCCCATATCAACTCCTATTAACTGTCAAGCACTGATACTTTACTTATTATCGCTGTTATATTCAGCGGTAAGGGTTGAGCTTGTTTAATATATATTTGTCCTTCCTTATCATATCCGTTTGGCATTAGTATTTTCTTATCTCCTGTGTACAGCGGTGTCGGCTCATCTAGGGAGTCGCCCATACTTCTAAAGGGGATAATATCTTGGCTGTCCTCTGTGCCTACCGTACAACCTAGAGAACGATACATCCTTACCGTTACATCGGTTATTCGTTTAACTACTGCCTGTGATGACCCCATTTGAGAGCCACCTTCTAGCCTTAATGTTTTAAGTATTGAGTCATAAGGCAACCCTGCGTGGATTTCACCTGCTTTCCAATTTAATGATATTGCCCCGCTTGTTACCGTTACATCAGGGTGAACTGCCCCGTCGGCAAGAACTGATACAGTCTCACCTTCTAGATGAGATAGGCCTGATACCGTTTCTACACATTTTCTAACCTCTCCGCCTGATGAGTAGGCTACATAACTAGATGAGTCCACATCATCTCCGGCAAGGGTTTGTAACTCAAAGGTATCTGAGGTAACACTTGCTGCTAGATACCGTTTCTTGTTAACCTCGGTCATTCCTTCAACCCCTCTTATAATTACCGTATCTCCATTAGAAAGACCGTGAGCTGATGATGTAGTTACTACCGCTGGGTCTGCTTGGGTAATGCTTGAGATTGAGTAGGGTGAGTCTAGGCTTAGCCCACAGTCAACATAAAAACAATCTTCCTGTTCTGAGGGTATCTCAAAGGGTTTAAAGTATTCAATATATCTAACAGTTGAGCCGTCTATTGTTCGGTTTACTATCGTCCATACCTCGTCCTCTTCATCGGCAGGGATTACCGCAACTGACTCATAATCTCCGTCTGTCTTTATCTCTGACCAACCGATAACTTTTTGAGGGATTTGTCTTGTCAGGCAAGCTAGGTTTCCCTCTCCTGTTACGCACCATAAGACATTATTCGGTGATTGCTGGTATTCCATCTGCTCTATTCCACCTTCTGTGATTTGTTCTGCTAGTAAGGTCATATCTAGGGCTTGGTATGCATCTACCTCAAAGGAATAGCCAAACTCTCTTAAAGTCCGGGAGTTGCGTTGTACAAAATAGACAAAATTTCCTATTTGAACCGGAACTATATCATCAGAGCCATAGGTTACATCCCTTCTTACTACTACATTTGAGGGAGTAAGAGGTTGTGCGTCTGAGCCACTTGATAGAGTAAAAGAACCGCCTGCTGTACCGATTGCCATAACCTTACCCGGCATCATCCATTTAATAGCGTTTACCTGTCCTGAGCCGATAGTATAGTTTAAGGAGTCGTCATCTTCTGCCCCTGTCTCAAAGTTCTCATAATCGTTTGATACAGAACCCCAGACAGTTTGTGGTTGGTGTTTGGTATTTGCGAAAAATAACCTCTGCTCATAGAAAGTAACACAACTAGGATAACCTCTATAATCAGACCAAGCACCTTCTGCCCAGTCAGTCTCTGCCCCTGATGTGTTTAAGTCCCCTGCCGAGCCGTCTGCGTTTTCCTGTACATCGCCTTTCATATGAGTTGTGTCGGTATAGGTGTCTAGTTTTACATATCCGTCTTTTATTCTAAATAAAGCCCCTACCATATCCTCATCAAAGTAAGCTGCTGAGGCTGTTATTGTTATGTCGTTGCCTGTGTTGCTATCTACACTCATTGTGGTTGTTGTGGAGTTGGTATCTAACATCGGACCACGGAAGAAATCTACCGTTGTTAGCGTCCAAGAAGTATGTGAGCTTCTGGTTAGCTTTCTTGGTGCGTGGTTTGGGTGGGCTAGGTATAAGGTGTCGGCAGATTGGGCGAATTGTACATCAAATAGCTCTGCTTCTAGGTAAGGTGTGGCAATCTCAACCGCACTACCTGAGTCGGTAATCTGTCCGTTGTCTTTATAAAACCGCATATATTGGTCGCCCATCTCAATTACATAGGCTTGGGTAGTTGAGTATTGGAAAGGAATTAAGCGGGTTGACTTAGAGGATGTCTTAACCTCTGCTACAAAGTAAGTGCCGGGGCGTCTTTCTACACCACCGTAAGGTTTAAGGATAAAGTTCTCGCACTCCTCAACCCCGCTAAAGTACTTCTCTAAGTCAGTCCTTCCATAAAGTCTAGGGCTGAAAATTCCTGCGTTAAATGAATTGTGGATATAATTGACTTTTGCCATAATTATCGAATCCCCAACCAATCTTCCTCTGAGCCATATTCTGATGAGTATTGATCACCACTTTCCTGTGCATCTTGGCTTTTAGCTATCTTTAGCTTATCTAGGTAAACCTTAAACATTTCCTCTGATAGTGTTCTTGAGTCTGCAATAGGATAGGCAAGCTCTGCCGCTAGTCTTGCCGCTAGAGCCTGAATAAAGCCCGGACTGTATTTAGTTGTATCTGTTATCTTTTTAATGTATTTGATATTTATTGAGTCATCGTTATAGAGGATTTTATCTCCTGCAACTTCCCAATCGTCCTCTACTGTGTCTGTACTTAAAACTCTTAGACAATCTGCGGGTAGTAGGAATTGGTAATCATAGTCAAACTCTGGCGTTGAGTCTAGGACTGCTAGAGATGTCCTGTCTATAGCAAAGTTCCAAGGGTGTGCTGCCATTACCTCATCTCTTATTAGGTCATAGACAGCGTTAGCCTTTCTTGCTTGTTCTGAGTCCTCTGTTACAGAGGCTATTCTTGCTGAGCCTATTTGTGTTAATGCGAGATTTATGATCCCAACTTTACTTGCCATTCTATCCTCCGATTATCTTGTTTATGTTTTTATGAGTTCTTGCAAATTGTTCTTCTGCCTGCCAGTTATATATTTTCTCTACTGTTTTTCTTCTGTCGCTTCCCCAATACCAAGTATCTGTCTTTAACCAGTCAAAACCGAGTAAATCTACCTTACAGTTTAAAGCACCTGCGAATGTATCTATTGTCATACAGCCTGATGTCGGTCTTGCGTTGAGTATTCTATACATTGCCTTCCACCTTTCTTTTGGGTAGAAGAAAGCATTTACCTGATAGAACTGCTTATAAGGGCTGTTTGCCCAAGCATCTTTCGGTGTTAGCCAGAATATATGCACATCTCCGTAGTGTTTTGCTATCTCATAAGGGCTAAGAGCTGTTGATGTTGCTAAGAAGTCTGTTTTACTACCGATATACTCTTCTTTTCCCTGTGGGAAACCTCTGTTTATCCGGACTATCTTTGTATATTCTGATAAATCCCTTTTCTTTTTTAAGGCACTCTCTGCGTTTCCTATGATTAAGACTTTATCTTTTAACTCGAGCATATAAACTTTACTGCCTTTTCCGTTCTTCTTCCTTTAATATCTTTGATGTAGGATAGGAGAAAAAACTCCTCAATCCTTGATAACCACCAGTCTTTAGGTTTTACCGTACAATGTGCGTTCTCACCGTTGGGTAAGAAGGTAACTGCCGGAACTGTGCATACTGAAAATATCACCCCACATTGAGCTAAAGCGTTTATTAGTTTAAGGGTGTCGTATATCTCATTCTCTGGGATATGTTCTAATACATCGGTGCAGATTACAGTATCAAAGTATCTTTTCGGTATCTTTTCGTATTCTTCTATTGCCGGGTCGTATCTATATCCTTCTATTCCTAAATCTTCTTCTAATTTATCAATCAATTTACTTTGTCCACAACCATAATCTAAAACAGTTTCACCTTTTACTAATGGTTTAATCTCATCTAATAACCGAGGTCCTGTTACTCCATACGGACCTTTGTGTAACTTTTTATATTGCTCGATATATTCTTTCAAACAGTTTCTCCTGTTTTTCTTTGGCGTCCATTGCGTATTTATGAGCTTTACTTATTAAACATCTTGCATCTCTCATTTTATGTGCAATTTGTTTTTCTTCTTCAATTAACAGTTCAGAACAACCCATATCTTTTAATATTCCCTCGTTCTTATGAGAGTTGGACTTAAAAGCAAGAAAAGGTATACCATAATAAGCTGCCATACATATCCCGTGAAACCTGCCTGTTACAAACAAATCAAGTGAATTAAGCCACTCAAGATAGCCCTCTGTGCCTCTTATGGGTCTATGATTAGGTAAATGTCCTAATATCCCTCTATTCTCTGGTGTAACGCCTGATGTATAACCTATCCTCATTGGTTTGCCTGGTTTTACTTTTGGCATATGATATAAACTTAAATCAGGTACCACTAGGTCTGCATTACACTCTTTGGCTGAGATACTTTCTCTACAAGATATTAATTCAAAGTTTGGTTTCTTCTTGCTTTCAGGGCTGTCATAAACTGTGTTGATTAGAAAGGTTTTCTTTCCCTCGCATATACTTATTGCTTTATCCAGTTGATAACCATTTGAGTGATGAAAAGTTCCTTCTCCATTTATAATTATTGCATCTACCCCTGGTATCTTTAACCGTCTAGGTTTATTAATAGCAAATGTACCTACTGGTTTCATATTGTGTTTTTCACACAATGTAACTAAGTTATGGTTAACAAACTCACAACCCAGGTGATAACCGCGAGTATCATTTAGTATTGCTATTTTTTTCATCTATACGGTCTTATCTTTGCTAGATACATAAAAATTATTACTAATATTATAATCAAGATGATGTCAGCCATTTTTTATCAGGTTTCCCCAGCAGCTCTGCTGTCTTGCCACTCATTGAACGCACTCTGTTGTCAAATTTTTTATTTGCTATTTGCCAGGGTTCCTGTTGGCTGATACCTTCGTATTTAAACTTGTGATTGGGACTGTCATAAAATCTTCTTGTGTTGTTTATTGGTATTCCACAAAGGATTATTTTCTCATAACCTAATGCTAAGGCTATTTGTGTTGCAAATAAACCTGATGTGCCACCTGGATTTCCTATATCCCAAACTAAATCTACTTTAGAGTTCCCACTAATTGAGTGAGTTAAAATCTTTTTGAATTTCTTGTTGATAACAGCTTTTCTGCGTTGTCTTGGATATTCTTCTCTTTCTGTGCGTTGTATCATCGCTGCTGCGTAGAAGTTTTTCATCTTCCCGTGATGTAGAGTTACTAAATGATTTATTCGTCTATGATGAAAACATATAGCTGATAAATTAACACACATCAAATCTTCCTTTTCTGTTAGGTCTATTGCTTTTAGATAATCACTCCACAAACACTCTGATGAGCCTGTGATGATTAACTGACCCTTATACTTTCCTTCCAGTTCGTGTGCTTCTGTTAATTCTTTATTTAATAATAAGTAACTCATAATAAAGAAAGGGGCAGGTCAATAAAGACCCACCCCTAAATCTTCTTAACTTTCGCTGTAAAGTACTGCTACCTTGATGGTCCCTGTCTGTAATCCTGTTGTTGATGTAGTTCCTGTTGTAAGTAAAATAGTGTTATCCCCATCGTTTGTACCAATCTCGTAGCCGAAACCACCGATTGTATCTAAATCAAATCTTGAGGCACTACCTACACTCGTTGCAGAAATATACCTATCTGCTGTGTCTGAATCACCAACTGATATAGTGCAACCTGCTACACCCATATCATCAGTTATCACCCACACATCTAAAATTCTAACGCCATCTTGTAAGTCTTTTCCTACTTTGATAGTTGTTCCGCTAGCTAAAGAAGCTGCTTCATAAGTATCAAACATTACTTTTACATTTCCGCCGACTACTGCTCTATCTAGGATATTAGAAGAAGTAGGATCGACAGTTTTGGCATAATTTACACCGTTTACTGAAGCCATAATTTACCTCCTATTAGATTCCAGACTGATCACAGTCAATTTGAACCACTTTATCTTCTTCCATTCTTGTTGAACCGATACCCATAGATAGATAGACTTGAGTTGAATAACTCTTGTCGGCTCTATCTTCGATATTAGCAGTAATGTCCTGCTGAACTGCTAAGAGAAGTCCATTCTTAGCCCAGCAAACTGCGGCTTTCTCATCAGAGTTAGTTCCTGTGTTAAGCCTGTTGGTCATAATGAACTCGAAACCTAAGAAAGTGTTAATTTCCCCAGCAACCAATGCTTTTACACTGTTATAATCAGCAGATGTCATCTGTGAGATACCTAACATTGTGTAAACATTTTCTGCATTGACCGCAATGTAACGAGGTTCATCTGGGTCAACATCGTTTGCGTCTAAGATTTTCTTTGCTTCTCTTAACTTAGCTAAGGTTAAAGCAGTTGAACTTGAGCCAATCTTCTGTGCTGATGGCAAAGTTGTTGAAGTTCCGCCTGCTTTTCCTGTGTAAGCTGTACCTGTGGCGTTATCAAGAATAGAGTCGTCTATTGCTCTACCTAATGCCCAAGCTGCACTCATTGCTAAGTCGCTTGAAGGGTCGGTGATCTTTAGCTTCCTCTTGTCTTGTTTGTCCACTAGAGTTGCCCATTCATAATCATAAATAGAAACCCTGCGTCTCTGAAAGTCTGCCTCAATCAAAGGAGTATCGGCATTGCGAGTTGTCCTCTTGATTGCTGCTGTTGAGCCGATTTGGTCGAAGTAAGCCTCTTCACCTACTACGCCTGTTTCAACCCTAACTGCATTTCTAAGGCGAGACCCTTTTGCTTGAGCAAGATGCTGAACATTTGATGCAAACATCTTAACCATGGCTGTGGTTATTGCTCCCATTTTACTCACCTCCT